TGCCAAGCCCACCTGCGTGGGTATGTACAGCAGCGCAGTACCTTGCCCAGCTTTGCCGCTGGCATCAAAGGGCACTACGCGCAGCAGCCATTGCCCCTGCTCCTCGATGCGTACGCTGGAGCGGTTACCCACCGCCAGCGCATCGACCAAGCGCAGCTCAGAGCCATCAATCCCAGCCCACACTTGGCAGTGATCGACCTCTCCCGTGGTGTCCCACACCAGGTTGAGCGAGTACCACCGTGTATTGCCTTGCACGTTCACCTGCTCACGCACACGCAGGCCACTGGCCTGAGGGCGTGCAAGCTCAGGCAATGCGCTTTGGTTGGGCGCAGGCACATAGCTGCCATTGAGCACGTAGTCCCAAAACTCTGGCCCCTCTGGCACGCAAGTGACTTTTGCGCCCTTGAGGTCACCTTCGGGCTCAATTCCCGTCACACGTACACGGTAGCCGGGAGTGGCTTTAAAGTCATAGCACCACAGCGTATCGTGCGCTTCATCAACATCTCCGGGCAAAGCAACGCCTGCAGGCCAGTCTGTAGTCAACACCAGCGTGTCGCTTTCCTCTGCCAGTACTTGCACAGAAAAAACGCGGTAATCGCGGTCTCCAGGCAGACGCAGGCCAAGGCGCGGCGTTGGAAGCACAGGAACGGGTTCATCCAACTGGACGTGTACTTGCCCGTTGCTGCGCCATGCGCCGATGACGCGGCCACCAAAGCCCCACTGCGTGAGGTCGTGCGACACCGACAGCAAGCTCAGGCGCCGGTAGTCCAGGTGCTCGATGTCTGCACCAAAGCCAATCGTCTTGTACTGGTACAACGACTGCGCCAGGTGGTAGCGCGCCATGACGGCGGCGTGCGCCTCGTTCGTAACCCCCTCTCCCTTGATACGGGCCGGGTTGAGCGGCGTAGCCACCCCAGGCGCAGACACGCGCAGCGTCACGGTCTCAAAGTTCTTGGTGCGATCGACGTACTGGTATTCAATGCCGTCAGCCGCATTGCTCAGCGCGTAGTCCACAGAGAATGACGCCTTGAGCATGTTTGCCATGTTGACCACGGCAGACACAGGCTGACCCGCAGAGACAAACACCACTGTCGGGCGGCTGCCATCTGTCCAGCTGAATTCACCCATGCCAGCAAGCGCCACCTCTTGGCAGAACTCCTGCAGGCTCATGCCGCTGGTGATCCACTTGTCGTAGGTGTAGCCCTTGGCCGTGCAGTACAGCATGAAAGCCTTCAGGCCTTCGATGTCGATCTGGTCATCGCCCAGGCCATAGCCGAACTGAAGCTTGCCGTTGTGCCAGATGCCGCGCAGGGCCTGCAAGATGATCGCGCCGGGGTTGCTCAGGCCATTGTCACGGGTGGTGGCAGTGGCCCAAGCCGTGCCAGTCCAGATCGGCATGGGCTTGGCGCGGTATGTGGCACGCACGGTATCAAGGCTTCCAGAGATCTGGCCGGTGGCTTTGATCTTGATCCCAATGCGCCCCAAACCTCCATGGTCTGCAGTGTTGGGCTGGTGACTGCGCAAAGACACCCAGGTAGCTTGAGCCGTGACTTTTTCACGAGCGCCTTGCAGACGGCGGGTGCGCACTTCGTACTGGCCTTCAGGCACGCCCTTTGAGAAAGAAAAGCGCTTGACCTCGGTAGTGTTGTTGGAGTGCCCCCACTTGCCTGGACCATCATTGTTGACCAGGCCTATCCATGTCGACGTGCCTACAGCGCGGTAAAACACCTCGATGCTCAGCACGGCATACTTCAGGCCTGCGTTACCTTGGGCATAAAGCTGCAGTTCGTAGTCCACGCCGATTCGCGTGGTGTCTACTGACGTTGTGCGAGTTACCCAGTCGCCGGACTCAGGCAGCTCACCACCAGGAGTCGTATCAACATTGGACGCCAGCGTCAAAGGCTGGTGAGTCATTCCAGGAAATTGGCTGTACATCACCTCCACGTCGCTATAGCTACCAATGGGCGTTTCGCCAATGCTCAGATCCGCTACGCTGTGCACATTGACGCCACCAAGCAAGATGGTGCCCATGTACTGGTCAGCACCCTCATACCATGCATAAGGCTGGCTGGCTAAGTCAGGCGTGACACGCATCTCACCAAACAGCACGGGAACCGGCTCATAGGCTCGGGCGCTGTTGCGCTGCCCAGAGAGGCTGTACACCTGGCGCGCAGCCTGAACTTCACCAGCCTTGGGCACCTTGGGGCCGAGCACCTTGTTGATCAGCAACGATCCGGCCAGCACAATGCCAGACTGGATCATGGCCAGCGTCATCCCCGCCGACGCCATGACATACGTGCCCCCCATTGCGCCATACAAACCGGCAGCCAATCCGCCAGAGAAGTAAGTCAGGGCCGCAATCGCTACTAGAGCCACCGCCTGTCTGCCCACTGTGGCACGGCAAGCAATCAGCATGCCGTGCTTGGGGTAGGTCTTGGCCCACATGGCTCGTGGCACCACGGCCCCGCCAATGGAGACCGACCACGCGCCCGAATCAATGCCTGGCACATGGCGACGCAAGAAGGCATCCAGGCTCTCGCCGTCTTGCAAGTCACAAGGCACATTGCGCTGGCCATCCAGTGTCAAGGCGTTGGGCGTCCAGACAAAGCGGCCCTGTGCATCCAGCACGGCGTCGATTTCTGCCTTGTTCACTTCCATCTGTAGTACCCCTCAATGGTCAGGCCCAAGCCCGACAGATCCTGCAATCGGTGCAGCGTGCTGCCCCCTTGCATCCAAGAGGCCGTGTGCAGCACGTGCGGCGCGTAGTTGATAAAGAAAAAGGTGCCAATGTGGCCTGCGCGCTCCGCGCCAGGCTCGCGCATCAATACCGCATCACCGTCTTGGGGCTGCTCTACGCGGTAGCCCAGCTCATCGCGGAATTCATCAATGGCCGCGTCTTGCTCTTGCGGTGTCAGTGGCCGTGGGCGCTTACCTGGCAGCAACACTGCTTTGCCAAACAGCTCACGCTGCACCAGCATGGCCAGATCGGCGCAGTCCATCCTCCGTGGGCAATACGGCAGGCCAATAAAGCGATCAAGGCTCATGTCAGAAGATGCCTGGCAACGTGAACGGGTCAGCAATCAGCTTGCAGGCCGACTGGCGCGATAGGTGATCCACGCTGCAGGTGGCAGAGGCCACGGCGCCATTGATGGACACATTGGTCACGGGCAGCCAGAAGGTGTGCACATGCTCATCGGGCCGGTCTCGGCTGACGATGATCAGCTTGGCCATGGTGATGGTGCCTGGCTGCAATCGCTCCAGCTCATCACTGAAACCACGCCCAACGTTGTCAACCTGCAGCTGCATGCGGGGCGCTTGCCCGCTGGTGTCGTCGGGCAGCGTGAAGCGAAACGGCAGCGCGATGTACGCAATGCCATTGCTCACAAAGTCCTGCACGTCGTTGCAGATGTGCATGGGGCCTGAGAAGCTGGGGTTAGTCACCTCCAGCAGCTCCACGTAGCCCACGTCATCGTGCAGGCGCTGGTTGCGGGTGCGAAAGGCTTCTGTCATCGCAGGCACTCCAGGGTGACGGTTCGCTTGGAATGGCCGTAACGGGCTGCCAACGGCTGCAGCTGCCCGATGTTGCCGCCTTGAAACCGCACGCTACGGGTGATGCCATAAAGGCTGTCGTACCAATCAAACCAGCCGATGCGCTTGATGGTGTCGAAGTACCAAGCCTCAAACGTCACCGCGTCTTGCCGAGTCGTAAAAAACAAAGTGGCCGCCACATGGACGACCACTCTGCTTTGTCCGACCCGCATCTTGGGCAGACCTTTTTCCATCTCAGAAACAACAACGCCGGGGTCAAACTCTCGCCCGGCGCCGTCTCTGAGCAGCTTTACATAGCTTGGTAGTGCTGCCATTTATGCCATCCCCATACTCTTTCGTGCGCGCATTGCCTGCCCGACCTGACCGGTATCACTGGCCAGCTGACCGGCCACTGCAGACACGGCCTGCTTGATGAACACATCAATAATCTGCTGACCATCTGCGCCCGTGCGCTGCTGCTGCTCGACCTGTGCACCTGCGTTGTTGTGGATGTTGACCACCATCTGACATGCAGAGCCAGCAGCCGGCGCTGCAGAGCTGGGAGCCCCGCCACGCAGTGCCGTGACGTAGCCAGGCTGGCCCGCCATCATCAGCATCTGTTTGTTGCCAATCGTCAGCAGCTCAGGGTCGCCACGCTCGTTGACCTGGTACATCTTCCCGGCGGCCACTGGGCCACCATCGGCACGAAACCCACCGAAAGACAGCCCCGTCCCGCCACCGCTGTAATTGCTTGCCGTGGTCAGGCTGTACTGGCTAGAGCCAGCACCGGCACCACCTCCGGCGCCCAGCATGCCCATGACGCCGCTGAACAGCGCCCCAAGAACGCCGCCGCCCCCGGCAGATCCGTTGCCGACCAGCGCCGCCCGGATCTGAATCCGGATCAAGTCCGCGACGATGGACTTGGCCATGTCCGCAAAGTTGGTCTTGGTGTTGGTGGCCAGGTTGACCAGGACGTCCTCCGTGCTCTGAAACACCCGGGTAAACACGTTGCCCACCTGCCCGGCCACGTTCGCGGCCTGGTCGGCATAGTTCTGCAGCGCCTGACCTGCCCCCAGACTCCACTGGGACTGCATCTGATCCAGCTGCATGTAGGTCTGCTGGTACAGCTGCAGCTCACGCGCTTTCTCGGTCTGCAGCAGCTGCAGCCGCATCTCAATCTCAGCGCGCTGGTCTTGCGACAGATTGGGCGTAAACATGCGCTGGTCTTCCAGCCGGCGCTGCTCAGCCAGGTAGCGGTCCTCGATGGCCCAGGCCCCCTGCGCCCGCTGGCGGTCTTTATCGCCCATCCAGGCGGTGCTGACCGTGCGCTGCGCCTGCTTGTCCAGCTGCTCCAGGTACACCAGGTGGGTGCTGGCCAGGGACTGCAAAGCAGCCTGTTGCCGTGCCATGGCAGTGTTGGCTTCCTGGTCGACCGCCATCAGCCGGTTTTTGACCTCGATTTCCTTGATCGCCAACTTGGCCCGGGTTTCGCCCAGTTGCCGCTGCACCTCCAGGGCTTCCTTGCCCTTGACCTTCTCAGACTCCAGCCGCTGGATCTGCTCTTGCAGGGCCTTGGTTTCCACACCGGAGGCCTGCTCGATCAGGGCACGCTTTTGGGCGTAGTAGTCCACCTCGGACATCAGACCAGCCTGGCGGCGCAGATCGAGCGCCCGCTGCTGCTGATCCAGCATCGCCAGCTCTTCGCGCATGGCCGACTGGATGGAAGACAGGTCCAGGC